GGTACAATGGCAGCTGGATATCAAGGTTTGAATGAGATTGTATCATTTGCTGGTTTTATGAGGGGAACCTCAATATCAACAATTCCATCGGATTTGTTTCAATATGCAACCAGAGTATCCGTTTTTTCCGATATTTTCTCATTTACAACAATTACTTCTATTCCTTCGGGATTATTTGATAATTGTGGTGATGCAACTTCATTTGCATCGGCATTCAACCAATGTACTTCATTGAGTTCATATCCATCGGATTTGTTTGATAATTGTCCAAATGTGGTAAACTTTTCATCAACATTCCGAAACTGCCGTTCACTAACTGCACCACTTCAATTTACCAATAATACTGCGGTAACTGTATTTACTAATGTGTACAATATGGTTTCTTCTACAAACTCAATGGCTGGAACTGCACCTGAAATTTGGTTAAGGGTTCCAACTCCAATTGGAACTGATGCATTTAACAATTGTTTTGGATTATCAAACTACGCAGCAATACCTTCTAACTTCAAATAAAGATGATGTATTTAAGAATTAAAGATGGAGTTATTACTTATCCATATTCAGTTCAACAATTGAAAGTGGATGAGTATAATACATCCTTTCCAAAAGATTTGACAACTCAAATATTAGAAGAGTGGGGAGTTTATAAAGTTAGCAGAACTCCAAAACCAAACGATTACACAAAAACAATAACCGAAGGAACTCCACAATTAGTAGATGGTTCTTATGTTCAGATTTGGGATGAAGTGGATGCAACTCAATCGGAAATTGATGCAAGAATAGAAGATAAGTGGGAAGAGGTTAGACTATTGAGAAACGAACTACTTTTAGAGTGTGATTGGACCCAATTGGCGGATATCCCAACCGAAACAAAAGAGTTGTGGCAAACTTATAGACAGGGGTTAAGAGATATAACATCACAATCAAATCCATTCTCAATTGTATGGCCTGTAAAACCATAAAGAAAGATAAACTTTTATATTTATACAAAAGTAGTTCAAAATGAGAATAGATAATCCCAGTTTTTCGGGCTCAATTACACAAGCACCCTCCGCTTATGCTGCATTGAGTGGCTCATTTACTGGTTCTTTCACAGGTTCATTTAAGGGTGAAATTGAAGTAACGGAAGCTGCTTTTGAACGATTGACCGTAACAAGGGAACTTACATTAGGTTCTTTTTCAAATGATATACAACTAATAACCGGCTCAATGTTAATGAGTGGTTCAGTAGAGTTAGATGGTAATATAAATGTTATAAACGGAGGACAAGTACAAGTAGAAGGAGTAAATGTTTTGGATTCAGCCATAGCATTTGCAATAGCATTAGGATAAAAAATAAGAAATGGCAAATACTTTTAAAAATAGTGTAACTGGTTCAATTGGAACAACAACCACAACAGTATATACGGCACCAAGCCAAACTGTGGCAACTGTAATTGGTGTAAATGTGGCAAATGTAATTTCACAAAATATTAGTGTAAGTGTTATCATAGTTGATACTTCGGCATCACAAACACGATATTTAGTGAAGGATGCTTTAATAGTTCCTGGCAGTTCCACTGTATTGGTTGGGGGTGACCAAAAATTGGTTTTAGAAACAGGTGACTTGTTGAGGGTGGTTTCATCCGCAGCGGTATCGGCTGATGTTGTAGTTTCTGTTTTAGAAATATCATAAAGTTCTGATTGATGAGTATAGGTAAAAGTCCTAATGGTTTAAATCAGATTTCCGCTAGCAAGATTGAATTATTTGTTAGCGGAAGTTCTGTTGTAGGGTTTACATCCGAAAGTGTAAACATAGTTGGTAAGGTATCTGCATCAGCAGTTCAAACATATGAAATTGGAACTCCACAATCCCAAACTTTGGATATTAAATCCAATACTAAAATTACAGGTTCTCTAAATGTATCTTCATCTCTAAATGCAGCAACTGCATTTATAAGTGGAACGGTATCCGCTTCATTTTTTAAAGGAGATGGTTCTCAAATATTTAACATTCCAGCTTCAGCAATTGGTGATATTGATAGATTAAAATCGGGTTCAGTAGAAGCTGTTCTTTCACCAAATAAAGGTTTAGAAGTTAAAACCGGTGTAACTGTAAAAGATTTCTTAATTGTAACGGGTTCATCTCAACTCAAAGGTAATGTAAGAGCTGAAGATGGAGTTGCTGTAACTGGAAGTTTGGGAGTTTCTGGAAACGCTAATATTGTTGGTAATCTAAATGTAGGTGGAAAGATTACTGCAACTGAAATTCACACAACTTACATTTCATCATCGGTATTATTTTCATCTGGTTCAAACAAATTAGGTGATAATGTATTAGATATTCAACAAATTACTGGTTCTTTAAGAATTAGTGGTAGTGTATTTGTTGATGGAAACACAATTCCAACGGATGAAACTACAAATGAAGTATTGGTAATTAACCAAACTACAGGTAGAATTAGTAGAAGATTTGCAGCTGCAACTTCTGGTACATCTGGTACATCGGGTAGTAGTGGTTCTTCTGGTTCAAGCGGAAGTTCTGGTAGTGGTGGTACAAGCGGTAGTGGTGGAACATCTGGTTCAGGTGGTACAAGCGGAACATCTGGTTCTGGTGGTACATCTGGTAGTGGAGGTACTTCTGGCTCAAGCGGTAGTAGTGGTACTTCTGGTAGTGGGGGTTCTTCTGGTACTTCTGGTAGTGGAGGTTCAAGCGGAACAAGCGGAAGTGGTGGTTCATCTGGTACAACGGGTACTGGTGGTACTTCTGGTAGTGGTGGAACCTCTGGTTCGGGTGGTTCATCTGGAACAACTGGTTCAGCAGGTACGAGCGGAAGTGGTGGAACTTCAGGTAGTGGTGGTACAAGTGGAACTGGTGGTTCTGCTGGTACAAGCGGTAGTGGTGGAACCTCTGGTTCTACTGGAACCGCTGGTTCATCTGGTAGTGGTGGAACATCTGGAACTGGTGGTACAAGCGGAAGTGGTGGAACCTCTGGTAGTGGCGGTACATCTGGTATAACTGGTGCTGGTGGTACTGCTGGTACAAGCGGTAGTGGGGGTACGAGCGGAACTTCTGGTTCGGGTGGTACTTCTGGAACCTCTGGTTCGGGTGGTACTTCGGGTGTAAGTGGAGCTGGTGGTTCGGTTGGTACATCTGGTACTTCAGGTAGTGGTGGTACAAGCGGAACATCTGGTTCTGGTGGTACATCTGGTAGTGGTGGTACATCTGGTAGTGGTGGTACTTCGGGTACATCATCAACCGCAGGTACGGGTGGTACGGCTGGTACTTCGGGTAGTGGTGGTACAAGCGGAACTTCTGGTTCAGGTGGTACTTCTGGTACAAATGGAACCGCTGGTAGTGGAGGTACGACTGGTTCTGCTGGTACATCTGGTAGTGGTGGTACGACTGGTTCTGCTGGTACATCTGGTAGTGGCGGTACTTCAGCAACCGCAGGTAGTGGTGGTACTTCGGGAACTGGAGGAACCTCCGGAACTGGTGGTTCTTCGGGTACAAGAGGAACCGCTGGTAGTGGTGGTACAAGTGGAACTGGTGGTACATCGGGCACTGGGGGGACATCTGGTAGTGGGGGTTCTTCGGGTACAGCAGGAACCGCTGGTAGTGGTGGTACTTCGGGTACATCTGGTAGTGGAGGAACTTCAGGTACTTCTGGTAGTGGTGGTACATCGGGTAGTGGTGGTACATCTGGTACATCTGGTTTATTATCTCTTACTGGAACAACCGATAATGGTGTAATTACTCTTAATGGAACTGCTCCAAACGCAACTGTTGAGCAAAATCTTACTTTCAATGGAACTTTATTGACAGTAACTGGTAATGCAACCATTACTGGTGATTTGACCGTAAGTGGAACTACAACATATATTAATACAACAACTCTTAATATTGGTGATAACATCATCACCCTAAATGCGGATGTAACTGGAACACCATCTCAAAATGCTGGTATTGAAATTGAAAGAGGAACTTCCGCAAATGTTTCATTCTATTGGAATGAATCAACCGATAGATGGTATGCGGATAACACATTGGAAGTAAATGGTAATGTAATTTTAAGTGGTACAATTGATACGGGTCAAGGTGCTACTGAAGTTTACCTAATGAACCAAAACATTAGAACCACAGACAATGTTCAATTTAGTACTGTTAATGCATCAAACTTTAGAGATGGAACTGGTACATATAATGTAAACTTAGGTAGTGGTGGTTCGGAAGGTAGAGGTTTAGTTGCGGGTTATAGTGGTGGCTCATATGGTGGTATTGGTTACAACATCAGACATACTGGAACTGGTGCAACTTATACATCACCATTGGGAGATACTGCAACATATTTGTTATTTAATCAAGGATTTACTTTTTACAATGATGGTGGTACAACCGCTGGTAGAACCACATCTCTTACTCAAATAGGTAGATTAGATAATGTAGGTACGTTTACAATTCCTGGTAATTTAGTAGCAGCTCAAGTTAATACTGGACAAGGTTTGACAGAGGTTTATTTAATGGACCAAAATGTTCGTACAACTGATGGTGTAACCTTCGCAACAGTAAACACTGGGCAGGGTGCTAATGAGTTGTACGCTATGAACCAAAATGTTAGAACTACCGATAATGTAACATTTGCTAATATAACAGGTAACAACTTTATATTACCACAAAATCCAGTTGGAACAACTTATGGTAATGGTGTATCAACTACACCATCATATATGATTTCTCAAACTGTTGGTGATAACGATGGTTGGAGATTGTATGGTGAAACATCTACAACTAATGCCGTTAGAATGGTATTTGAATTGGTTGATGATATTGAAACTGCATTTACGGACCAATGGGTATTCAGAAATAAACAAACATATTCATCTTATACGGCTAGAAACGAATTCCAAATTTCTGGTGATGGTGATGCGCAGGCTCGTTCATCAATGAGAGCACCAATTTTCTATGATTCAGCGGATACAAACTATTATATTGATGCTAACTCAAATTCAAGATTAGTAAATCTTGGTTTGGGTGGTGTAACTCCTGATTTGAGATTAAGTGTGAGTGGTGATATCCATATGAGTGGATACATCTATCAAGGTGGAACTGCTGGTGTTGTTAATAGTTGGGGTTCAAGAACTTTGGTAAGTAGTGGTAACTATGTATCAAATGCTCGTTCTTTCCGATTTGATAACGTAGGATATGGTTCAACTTGGGCATTAGATATAAACTCTAGCGGAAATGTTATAGCTAGTGTTGATATGAGAGCTCCAATCTTTTATGACCAAAACAATACTGGATATTATTTAGACCCAAATGGTACATCAAATCTAGTTAATGCTGACTTTAACGGTACTGTAACTTTAAGAAGTGGTAATGAATTAAGATTTTATACATCTGCAGGAAGTTTAAGAGGATATATACAGGCAACTGATACGGATGATAATCACTTAATAATTGCAACCTCTGGTGGTGAAGATATTGTATTTAAAGATGGTGGAGTTGCTGGTAGTGTTAATATGGTTATTAGAGGTAATGGTACTGTTCAGGCATATGATGACTTTAGAGCACCAATTTTCTACGATTCCGCAGATACTGGATATTATGCAAACTTAAATGGATTCTCACAACAAAGATGGCTTCGTTTATTAGGTGATTGGGCTTCAAGTGGAGTACATTCAGAAACATTAACAATCAGAGGAACATATCCATCCATTACTTTAAGAGCAACAAATGGTTCTCAACCTGTGTGGTTATTCCACAACGATGCTGGTTCAACTTTATACTTCTACAACCAACAGGGTTCGGTAGATGGTGAATCTTGGGATTGGAGAGGATATGTAAATAATAATGGTACGGTTGGTGCAAGAACTGATATGAGAGCACCAATTTATTATGATTCTGCTGATACTGGGTATTATGTAGACCTTAATACAACTGGAACTGCTGGTAGATTTAGAGGAGAAATTCTTATAGGTCCAAATACTTCTGGAAGGTATACTAGAATTGGTGGAAATGGCGGTGCAACCGATGAGGCAACACTATCATCATCAAATGGAAACTTACACATTGATAGTAAAATGGGTAATGGTTTATATTTAAACCACTATTCCAATGGAGATATCTATATGAATAATGGTGGTGGATATGCATTCTCATATACTTCATTAAGAGCGCCAATTTTCTACAACTATTCTGATACAGCATATTATTTAGATGCGGATTCATATTCACGTCTTAATAGAATAGTATTAAACCAAGCAAGAGTTGATTCAAGTAGATACCCAATTGGACATACCGATGTGGGTGAGGCAATATTTGAGTTTGACCCAACTTGGACAAATGACCAACTTCAAGCATACTTTAATAGTGGTAACGTAAGTTGGGTGGCTGATTCATCTGCACCTGGTGGATATGCGATATCTATTGCTGGTGCTGTAAACGTAGGTGGTGTTTATGGTAGTGGTTTCCCATACATAGCGGTTGACCAAGACGATGTATTCTATATGGAGGTTTGGATAAAGAGTGTATCTGGAACAAACACCCACTATATGGGTTCTATTGATTTTAACCACAACTTTAGTTCATTGGGTGGTAACCCTGGTTCATTTGGTTATTGGGTAATGTCAAACTCAAATCCTGGCAGTAGCTGGACAAAATATAGTGGATATATTGGTGGATTTGGTAACTCAACGGGTCAATTTGAAACTGGAACTAAATATTGGACTCCACAAGCACTATTCAACTACACTGGTGGTGGAACATCATACATTAGTGGTTGGAAGGTAATTAAAGTAAACGTACCTGGTAATAGAACATTCAGAGGTAATGTAACGGCACCTATCTACTACGATTCAAACCAAACTTACTTTGGTGATTTTGGTTCAGAAATCAGAATGCCATACGCTAATGGTGGGACAATGAGATTCAGAACCAATACCCATTGGGATTCTCAATCTGGTATTGATTTGATTGGCGGAGCTGGTGAATTCAGAATGAGTTCGGATAGTGGTAACTTAAACCTAAGAATAGATGGTTGGATTATAGGATATGATTATGTTCAATCATTAGGGGCAGTTTATGGTACAATTTACTATGACCAAAATGATACATCATACTACGGAGATTTTAATTCACAAAGTAGATTAAATACTTTAAGAACAGCAGGATATGTTGTAGTTGGTGGAACATTTGAAAACAATGCATATAATTCAACTACTGGTGCACGATTAATGTTTGGTGGTGGAGATGGTGATGCTCAAAGTAATTACTATATCGGAACCAATCTTAATAACTATAATGGTAATTACAACAAATTAGACCTTCGTTGGCACACCGGTATCCGTATGGGTGCTCAACCTTCATATGGTGGTATCCGTATTTTTAATAATGAAGATTTAGATTCTCGTATTGCATCATTTGGTGAAACAGATGCAAACGTAAGAATTGATAATATATTGTATGTATTTGGTGATGCAAGAGCACCAATTTTCTATGATTATAACGATACAACTTATAGAGTTGACCCTAATGGTAATTCAACATTAGTAAACACATTTGCTAGTAGATACTTTACTCTTTACAATAACTTTGGTGATACGATAAACAACGCACCTTGGTATGGATTAGGTGGTTCAAATATTGGCGGACCATTTGGTGGACTAATGGTTCAGGTTGCTGGGTATTATGGTTTAAGATTACGTTCAGCAAATGTTATCCTTGAATTAGATAGTCCAAACTATTCTACTAGTTGGGCATGGTTTAGTGCACCTGTTGCTGTAAACAATCAAATAAGAGCTCATTCATTCTATGATTATAACGATACTGCATATTATTTAGACCCTAACAGTACTTCGGTATTAAACTACACACGTCTTAGAAACTTATATGATTGGGAAGAGAGAAGATATACTTCTCCTCAAGGTGGTACATACACAACTTCTACATCTTCTATAACCGGAGCAATACAAATTTTCTTACCAGCAGATAGAAGACGTTCATACACTATGTTGAGATTAACGGTTAAAGTTTATGAATATAATACTGGTAATTCTCATACATTTAATGTTGGTGGATACAACTATGGTGATGGACAATGGTATAATGTATTTGCAACTCAATTAACCGATGGTGGTAAAGGTCAATTACTTGTTAGATTTGGTGATAATGGAAGTAGACAGTGGATTACCATTGGTGAAGCCGGTACGGGATGGACTTACCCACAAGTTCACATCACCGATGTTCAAGTTGGATATAGTGGATTTTCTACAAACTGGGGACAGGATTGGGTAGTTGACTTTGGTAGTATACCTGGTGGTCAAAACCAATCAAGAAGTGCATCATTAATATTGACTAGTAATAATGCTAGTAATTTTGCATTTCCAATGTATGCTACTATTTACTATGATGCAAACAATACGGCATATTATGGTGATTTTGCATCAACATCTCGTATAAACGCCATTGTTTATGATAATTTATATTGGGCAGGTGACCAAACTTATGGTTTTATAGGTAGAAATGTATATGCTGATACTGTAAATGGTAGAGGTGGTGACCCATTGGAATTAAACTACTATGATGGTGGTGATGTTTACATCGGCCCCGGTGGTGGTAATAAAAATTTAAGAGCTAATCTTTACTATGATTATGCTGATACTGGATATTATGTAGACCCTAACTCAACTACACAACTTCATTATGTATTGGCAAATAACTGGTTTAGAGCACAAAATGATACCGGATTTTATTTCCAAACATATGGATATGGAATTTGGTCAGCTCACTCTGCTGGTAATGGGTATGGTAATGTTGCAACTTATGGAACTGGTAGAAATGGTTGGAGTGGTTATGGTATAGGTTCTCGTTGGGTATTAATGAGTACCGGTGGTGATAACATTGGTATTCACGATAATAACCGAACTTGGATGTATTATTGGGATGGTGGATATCACCGATTCAATTATGGATACGTTCAGGCCGAAGGTTCAATGAGAGCACCTTTATTCTATGATTCAAATGATACTAACTACTATGTAGACCCGACTGGAAACTCCCGTTTATCTCATGGTAGATTTACTGGTTCTGGTGGTTACTACTCATTATTGTTAGGACCTGATACTCTTTCAACTAATGGTTCAACATCGGTTTATCCTGATTCAGACCGATATGGTTTAGTTCTAAACGCACCATACTATCCACACCTATATATCAACGCATATGCGGATAATGGTAACACAACACATGGTGCTGTATTATCAATGACAGGTAACTTAACTTCAGGTGGATATAGAAGATTTGTAATGGGTATTGCAAACCGAAATCCAAATGAGATGTCATTTGGTTGGCATGATAATAACTATAATCCTCACTATGGAGTTGGTATTAACTGGTCTTATCCAGCATCTGTATGGTACGATACTTCACACAACTGGTACACCAGAGGTAGTGTTTATACCTATCAAGTTTATGATAGAGATGATACATCATATTATGTAAATCCACAAGGAACATCAGTTCTTAACTACCTTTACACTCGTAGAATTGAATTCTTCTACCCTGGTGGTGATTCTGGTTTGGGAACTCAGGCATATGCAATCTATCAAGAACAAGGTGGTTGGTCATATCCATATCCCGACCTTCGTATTGCATACCACGTTGGTATTAAGTTAGGTGCAAACTCATCATATCAAGGTATCCGATTCTATACGGATTATGATATGAGTGGGCAGGTTATGTCTGTAAACAATGGTTCTGACCCATTGGGTGGTGGAAACGTATATGTAAACAGTTCATTACAGGCAGGTTCATCTTTAAGAGCACCAATCTTCTACGATTCAAATGATACTGGATATTTTGCAAATCCAAATGGACGTTCTCGTTTAGTAGAGATTGATTATGGTGATGGTTCATACTACTTCAGAGGTGGTTCTTGGGGTTGGAGACACCAAACTCCAAGTGGATACATTGAATTCGGACCTGCTAACTCATCACACGCTCACATCTATACTGACCGTTCAAACTTCTACTACAACGTAGATGATTCTTACCTAAATGGTAGAAGAATCATTATGGAAAACCGTTGGGTTGGAAATACATACTACGGAACAGGTGGTGATGTTTACGCAACCATTTGGTATGATGCAAACAATAGTGGATACTATTCAGACCCTGCATCAACCTCTCGTTTGAATGCAATTTCCGCAAACAATATATACATCAACCCAGGTTATATGTTATATGGTGATCCTGGTGGATGGACTGGAGAATACTATAAAATACAATGGCATTCATCTCACCTATACGCTCAAGTATATGGTAATGGATACTTCATTATGAGGTATGGTTCTGATGGATTAGAATCCCATCAGTTCGCAAGGGATGGAAACTATTGGAACCGATATATGGGTTGGATGAGTAACTACATCAACCAAAATGTCAGAACGGATGCTGGACCTACTTTCCAAGAAGTTTATACAAATGGGTGGTTTAGAAACAACAATAACAACCAAGGATTATACAATCAGGCAAATGGAAACCACTGGTCTTCGGATGCAACGTATTGGAAAGCGGGTAATAACAATTCTGGTGCTGGTGGTATTCAACTGAGATACCAACATGAAGGTGCATTAAAAGGATATGTTTATTGGGATGGTAGTGGATTTGGATTACTCAACTCATCGGGTAACTGGCAACTTCGTATGGATCCTGGTAATGGAAATATGGAGTTTTATCGTGTTACTTATCTGAACGATTCAAGAGCATACATTTGGTACGATAGAGATGATACGAATTGGTATTCCGACCCTAATGCTAATTCTAACTTTGCAAGATTTACTCAAAGAACCCATGCTTCAATGAATAGGGGTTACCATTGGATTACTCAAAGAGGTGATTACACTGGTGATGTAAACTATTGGACTGGTACTTTTGGATGGGGAACATCTGCTGGAACATGGGCAAATGCTTGGAAAGCTGGTTTTTCTGGTTGGGATATTTGGGGAGGTGGTACTGACCACCCACAAGGTGGTGGATATGTTCACGCTCAAGGTATCGTATCCGGTCAACACTACGCAACTTCCGATGGCGGTGCCGCATATGGTTGGATGATGGTAGGTGCTCACGATGCTGGAAACCGTTGGTGGTTGAGAGGTAAGTGGGGAGGAACTACTCGTCCTTGGGTTGAAATGATTACTACCGATAACATTGGTTCACAAGATGTAAACACATCTCAGTTTTTAAGACAATTTAATGTTGTTTATGGTGATAACTGGAATGATGTTTACACTGCTAGCGTATTAAGATTTGGACAAGGACACAACATTAGTGGAGCAAACGGACCGCAAGCAATAGGTGCATACACATATGGTTCATACATGTCATTCAGATTTTTGGGAAGTTCAATGTTCCAATTCTGGATGCCTGAAAACTCATTCAATGGTGAACGTACTGGTGCCATCCACTACCGAAGTGGTTGGAACGGAAGCTGGAGTAACTGGTATAGATTACTTTGGTTAAGGCCAGACCATACCGATGGTAATGGTAACTATATGGGTGATGCATCCTATACTTCGGGTGGAGCAACCACTGGACATAGAGTTGATTCTGGAACTTATTATAACGGACCAACGAGTGCATATTTAGAACTTCACCCACAATCTGATAACTGGGCAACTACTGCGTATAGATTTAGAGCATATTCAGCGGATGCACTTGGTTCTTGGTTATACTTTGAAAGATACAGTGTAAATGCTGGGCAGCAAATAATGGGATTTGTAGATAGAAATACCCAAAATCTATATTGGTATGGAAGTATAACTGCAAACTACTCCGATATCCGATTAAAGAAAAACATCTCAATAATCAAAAACCCAATTGAAAAACTTTGGGGATTGCATGGTGTTCATTTTGAGTGGGTTCCTAATAAGGAAGCAAACAACGAAAGAGATTACAAAGATGTTGGTTTAATAGCACAAGAAGTTCAAAAAGTTCTTCCTGAAGCTATAAGACCTTTCCCTAACGGATATTTGAGTGTAAATTATGATGCAGTTGTGGCATTGTTAGTTGAAACAGTTAAACAGCAGCAGATACTTATAGACAATTTAACTCAAAGAATTGAAAATTTAGAAAATAACTAAAAATGGCTATACAACATAACATATCAATCTATGATGAGGAATACTATGATGTGTATTCCAGAATTGGAGATTGTACTTACGCTAGTGTTTATAAAAAAAATTATGAACCTATGAGGGGTGATTATTCAGACCCAGAAAATCCTGTTTACATTTATCCTGTAGATGAGGATATTAAAACTAGGATTTACAAAGCAAATGTTCATACATTTAGAAATGGTGATACATTTACTTCTGAATCAAAACCAATCAGAGTTAAAGAATACTCTCTTGAATTAACAGGTAGTACATCCGCATCTGATAGTATTTTGGAAGTAATGTATAATTATTTAAAAACCTTACCTGAATTTTCGGGTTCAATTGATTTATAAATTATGATTTCAGCTATAATAGAATCGGCAAATGTATTAGGAAACGAAGTAAATGTAGTTTCTACAAATATACTAAATTATGATTTGGGTAATGATGATTGCCGTTTAAGATATGAACTACGATTTAGAGACCCAAACAGGCAATCGGTAGCAATTCCAGACACTATTGTATCAAATGGTGAGTGGAAAGTTCCAACAAATGTATTAAATTCATGGAGTGGTAGTAACACTTATTTAGTTGAATCATTATGTTCACACTTTGGATTTACACCAATATCATTTGAAAATCGTTAAAACCAATATTTATATAAAAACTAATTTCAACTATGGAATATACTTGGAAAATTAAAAGCTTGATTAAGCAAAACACCGATGATTTAGATAATGTAATCATTGGAACTAGATGGACAGTAACTGGTACTAATGAAGATGGAATCACTGGTGAATTTCAGGGAGCAACTCCATTTGAGTTAGCAAGTGCTGACCCAAATAACTTTACCGCATTTGAAGATTTGACAGAATCTCAAGTGTTGGGATGGATTCAATCAAAAGTTAGTGGTTCGTTATCTACCTCATATTGGGACCATATTAGTGAAAGAATCAACAAACAAGTTCAGGAAAAAACTCACGTTAGAATTGATGTGAATGAAACTGAACTACCTTGGAGTGGTTCGGCAGAGTAATAGCTGAAAAAGCTGTTCCGCTGTTTTAAATTGTGTTTTGAACTTTTACTTTATATTTATTGATGTATTATTATCTTATAATACGTCTATATAACAACAATTGGAAATAAAATGGCAGAAAGAATCGTATCACCAGGTGTATTTACAAGAGAGAATGACCTATCTTTCTTAGCACAAGGTGTTGGTGAAATTGGAGCAGCGTTCATTGGACCTTTTAAGGAAGGACCTGCATTCGTACCAACAATCGTAAGAAGTCAATCAGAATTTGCAGAAAAGTTTGGTACTCCCGATGGAACCTACTATACTGAATATGCAGTTCAGAACTATTTGAGAGAAGCAGGAACTGCAACTATCGTAAGGGTAGCTGGTGTTGGTGGATACCAACAGGCGGCTCCTTTAGCAATTTTGGCCTCTGGTTCTGCTGGTCTTGGTGAAAAAATAGTTGGTGTATTATTTAACACCGAAAATGGAGCACAAGAGTATGGATTTACTGGTGCAACTGTATCAGATGCATTGTTAAGTTCAGGTTCATTTGCAGTATCTGCTTCTGGATTATTCAATAGTGCATCAATTCTACCATCAGCAACAAACGACCTTTCTGATGTATGGGGAACTTCTCCATTCGGAACTAAAGCAGCATATACTTACGCTTACTTTGAAAACTCAACAGCAAACTACACTGGTTCAGCTGCTAGTGAAACTGTAATATCTGGTCAAGTTCTTCCAACTCAAGACTTTGCATTTGATGCACAAGCCGCAGAAACTCCAATGGTTAAATCACAACTTATTAGTAGTGAAAGATATGATTTGTTTAAGTTTGTAACTTTAGGTCATGGTACTACTTACAACACTAAATTCAAAGTTGGAATTTCTAACGTAAAGGCAGCTGGTGAAGATGGTTCAACCGATTACTCAACCTTTACTGTAACTATCCGTTCATATTCGGATACTGATAAGAGAAAAGTTGTATTAGAAACATTCAACAACGTAAATTTAGACCCAGCATCTCCTAACTACATAGCTAGAAGAATTGGTGATAGATACTTTACAATTGGAAATGATGGTAAGATTACTGAATATGGTGATTACACTAATCAATCAAAGTATGTAAGAGTTGTAGTTTCTGAAGCAGGTTCGTTCCCTGTATCAGCTGCACCATTTGGACATGGTGAATATACAAATCCAATTAAAGCAACTAATGCTGCACAAGCTCTTAAAGTTCCAGCAGTAACTTATCAAACAAACTCAACTGGAAACTCATCATCATCTCCAATCTATTATGCTGGATTTGACTTTGAAACAACCGGTGTATCAATTGATAACAAACAATACTTAAAACCAATTCCAACAAATGCAGAAACTGGTTCAAACGTAGTATTTGCATTTGATTCACAACTTACATACCAAATGACCGGTTCAAACTCGGCAGATATGGTTAAGAGACAGTTTGTATTAGGATTCCAATTTGGTTTTGATGGAACTAACCCAACTACAAAAGTTAATTTAGGTTCTGATATTACCAATGCAAACTCACAGGGATTCAATCTTTCAACTTCAACCGCTAGTGGTTCGGTTGCATACACAAAAGCAATCGCAGCAATTTCAAACGCGGACGAGTATGATATCAATATGGTGGTAACTCCAGGTATCGTAAGAAGTTTACACCCATCAGTAACTACGGCAGTTATTGATATGGTAGAAGATAGACAAGATTGTTTCTACATCGCTGACTTCAACGGAATCAATGATACAATCACACAAGCTACTGAACAAGCAAATGCAGTGGATACAAACTACGCAGGAACTTACTACCCTTGGGTTAAGACAATTGATACTAACACCAATAAGTTGTTAAGTGTTCCACCATCAGTATTGATGCCAGCTGTATTCGCTTCAAACGATAGATTGGCAGCTGAATGGTTCGCACCTGCTGGTTTGAATAGAGGTGGTATCACTGGAGCAGTTAGTGTATTGAATAGATTAACGCACTCTGAAAGAGATACACTCTACGAAAACAAAGTAAACCCAATCGCAGCATTCCCTGGACAAGGTATTGTGGCATTCGGACAGAAGACATTGCAGGATAAGGCATCTGCACTTGATAGAATCAACGTAAGAAGATTACTTATCAATGTGAAGAAGTTTGTAGCATCTACTTCTAGATTCTTAGTATTTGAACAAAACACCGCTCAGACTAGAAATAGATTTATCAACACTGTAACTCCATATTTGGAAGCAATCCAACAAAGACAAGGTTTATACTCATTCAGAGTAGTAATGGATGAAACTAACAACACTCCTGATGTAATTGATAGAAACATTTTGGCTGGCCAATTGTTCCTACAACCTACAAAGACCGCTGAATTCATCGTAATTGACTTCAACATCTTACCAACTGGAGCATCGTTTACGGCTTAATGATATGAGAAAAACTGATATCTGAATATTTATAATAAAATAAACGCAAAATGGCAGAGATTTTAGAATTCAACGATATGTTCTTTACGAACTTTGAACCAAAGATGAAGAACAGGTACTATATGGAGTTTACCGATATAGCCCTTCCGGCATATTTGGTAAAGGCAGCAAATAGACCTACAATCACTTTTGAAACTGTGAAGTTAGACCATATCAACATTTACCGTAAATTGCAAGGAAAAGGTGAATGGCAGGATATTACAATTACATTGTATGACCCTATTGTTCCTTCAGCAGCACAAGCGGTAATGGATTGGGTTCGTTTAGGACACGAATCTATCACTGGTAGAAGAGGTTACGCTGAGTTCTATAAAAAAGATATTCAGTTCTATATGTTAGGACCTGTTGGTGATAAGATTGAACAATGGACTTTAAAAGGTGCATTCATTCAATCAGCAAACTTTGGTGACCTTTCGTTTGATTCTAATGAACCTGCTCAAATTGAGTTAACTCTAACATACGATTACGCTATATTAGAATACTAAAATATATCCTTTTGGACGCTACCTAAGGATAACCCTCATCAGAAATGGTGGGGGTTTTTTATTTTCAACTTTTTTGGAATAGTATATTTATATATAAACAAATTATTATTGTTATGGCAGAAAGAAATTTTGAGTTCCCAACGGAAGTAATTGAACTACCTTCAAAAGGATTAGTTTATCCACAAGGACATCCTTTAAGTAAGGGAACTGTTGAAATCAAATATATGACAGCAAGAGAAGAAGATATTCTTGCTTCTCAAAATTTAATTAAAAAAGGAATCGTATTAGATAAACTTTTTGAATCGGTAGTTGTAGAACCCGGTGTAAGTGTAAATGATATTTTCATTGGTGATAAGAACGCTATTCTTTTGGCAACTCGTATTTTGGGTTATGGTAAGGATTATGAAGTGGAGATTACTGACCCATTTACTTTGGAAAAACAAAAGGTTGTAATTGATTTGGCAAAGGTTCAAACCAAAGACATTGATGAAAAGTTGTTAAATTCGGAAAACCGATACACATTTAAATTACCAAAAAGTGGTAAAGAGATTGTATTTAAACTTCTAACTCATGGTGATGAGTTGGAAATCTCAAAAGATGTTCAGGCATTAGAAAGAATTAACAAAAATTCAGCAGTAGCATTTGATGTGACAACCCGATTCCGTTATATGATTCAATCCGTGGATGGAAATGAAGATAAAGGATTCATTACTAAATGGATTCAAAACGGATTCCTTGCATTGGATACACAAGCTTTCAGAAAGTATGTAAAAGAGATAACACCTGATTTGGATTTGAAATTTGAATTCACATCAGATTTGACCGGTGAAGTGGAGGCACTGGACATTCCGTTTGGAATTAACTTTTTTTACCCTACCATCTGATTATAGTATTCAGTTACATACTCAAATTTGGGAACTTATACAATTTGGTAATGGATTTAATTGGGGAGATGTTTACTCAATGCCAATTCACTTACGAAACTTCTACTTTAAAAAGTTAGTTGATTTAAAGAAGAAAGAAGCGGAAGAAATCAAACAGGCACAATCCAAAGCAAAATCATCATCGGTGAGGAGAAGGTAAAATCTCCTCACTTTTTGTTTTATAGATATTTATAGAAAACGTAAGAAGATGGCTAAAAAAGTAATAAATGAAGGTTTATTTGGAGCAGCTAAGAAATTTTCCGATGCATTCTTTGATGGTTTAAAGAATAATGCAGTTGATTCGGTAATCAACCAAGCAAAAAAAGCCAGAATGGAAAAGGATGTGATTGAAAAAATGGAAAGAATTAAAAGACAAAAAGAGGAGTTAGATGCTATTTTAGCTAAAATTCCAAAAGCAAGCAAATAAATCAATAAGTGGCTGAAGATTTAGGTAAAGAGAGGTTAAAGATATTAGGTGAGATTGCTAATCTCACTAAGCAAATTAATGCCTTCAAACAAGCTGGAATCCAAGATGAACAAAAAGCAAATGATTTAGATAAAAAACGATTAAAGTTAGCTAAAGAGTTAAGGTCTGTAAATGAGCAGATACGAAACGAACAAAGACAATTGTATGTTGATGCAACTACCTCTGTAAAAGGATTGGGTTCACTTTATGATAATCTCAAAAAATCCGAAATGAAAAGGATTGAGATGATGAGAAGTGCTGGTGATTTATCTGATATAGCTGTTGAGAGAGGAAATACTTTATCTGAAATAAATCAAAAGATAGCTCAATTAACGGCTGACCAAAGTTTAGAAAGAGAAATACTTCAAGACCAATTTGATGCTGAAATCAAAAAGTTTAAAAGACAAAAAGGTATATCAGAGGAAATTCTAAATAACCTCAGAGAACAAAACCAAACAGCAAGAGCATATTCAGATTTAACCGAAGGACAAAAAGAACAATTGGAAGCTCAATTAGAAGCTTACGATACTATTAAGAAAACTATAGGTGGGATTTTAGATACCGCATCTTTATTGACAAAAGGTCCCGCTGGATTTTTTGGTAGTGCTTTAATAGGAGCTGGTATATTTGCTAATAAATTAGGTGAAGTACGTTCTCAATTAGGTGGAATATCTGATATTGGTGCAACTGCTCTTTCCTTTATAGATGATAATGCAGTTGAAAATGTGAAAGCATTATCGGATGAATTTGGTGGTATATCAAACGTATCGGCTCAACTTCAAGCATCAACATCATTAATATCCACAAATATGGGTATTGCTGGAACAGAAGCGGCTTCGTTAGTTGGTTCGTTTGCAAGATTAAATGGAAACTCACAAGATGTTGCATTGGATATGACCAAAACCACACAAGAGTTTGCAAAACAAAACGGAATCATACCATCTAAATTGATGTCAGATTTGGCTCAATCAACCGAAGAGTTTGCATTATTTGGTAAAGATGGTGGTGATAATATTCTAAGAGCAGCTGGATATGCACAAAAGTTAGGTGTTAATGTGAAAACCCTAACTGGAATTGCCGATAATCTATTAGATTTTGAATCATCAATAACCAAAGAATTAGAATTGAGCGCCCTAATGGGTAAAAATATCAATTTAGATAGAGCAAGAGCATTGGCATATTCTGGTGAAATTGAAGAAGCAACCAAAGAAACTTTAAATGCATTAGGTGGTCAAGCTGCATACAATAAAATGGATTATTTCCAAAAGAAAGCATCAGCTGAATTATTAGGAGTTTCAGTTGCTGAACTTGATAAGATGGTTAAAAACCAAGAAAATGCAGATACATTGGGGGCATCTATAAACGAAAAGTTCTCTATGGTTGGTGAAAGCATTAGTGCTGGAATGAACAAATATTTGGGTGTTGGACTTGAAGGTTTGGGAGGTATGGTTATAGCAGCTGGTCAATTAAATGGTGGATTTGCAGCATTTGGTGGTAGTTTAAAAGGAGCTATAACCGGTACTGCACAAATACTTAAAAATCTATTAGGTATGGTTGCTGGACCGGTATTAAAAGGAATCAAAGTAGTAGCATCAACTCTTTCGGATAGTAAATTGGGAAAGGGTATAAAATCAATCAAAGATAAATTGTTAGAAGGAGTTGGTTCAAAACCACAAGTACCTGAAGCAGATGCAGCAGCTAGTGGACCTAGTAAATTTATGGAAAGTGTATCCAAAATCAAAATGAGTGAAGTTCTAAAAGGAGCAGCAGCTTTATTGGTTGTGGCAGCAGCGGTATTTGTATTTGGAAAGGCAGTGCAAGAATTTATGAAGGTAAGTTGGGATGCGGTTGGAATGGCTGTGGTATCTATGTTAGCTTTAGTTGGAGCAGTTGCACTATTGGGTGCTATTATGACTAGTGGAGTTGGTGCAGTAGCTATATTAGCTGGAGCAGCGGCAATGTTAGTTGTGGCAGCATCGGTATTAGTATTGGGATATGCTCTTCAAGCTATCGGAACTGGATTTGAAATGTTATCAGCCGGTTTAACAACATTAGTTCCAAATCTAACATTAGTAGGAGAGGCAGTATCATCTATGGTAATGTTTATTCCAGCTATTGCAGCCCTTTCAATATCTCTTATGGGATTAGCGGGAGCGCTTACCGCAGTTGGTGTAGCGGGGACTGTTGCCCTACCGGGTCTATTAGCTATTCAAGCAGCAGGAGCTGTGGCTGGAGTAGTTGGTGGAGTTATTGAAGGTATCTTTGGTGGTGGAGAAACTGGAGGTGGGACTGAAGGTGGTGAGATGTCCGCATTGTTGGATGAAATCAAAGGTTTGAGAGCGGACTTGAATAGTGGTAAAGTAGCAGTTTATTTGGATGGTAAGAAGGTTACATCTACGGTGGCAAGGGTAGCAAATACTTCATCGGTAAACACTTATAGTAAGAGATAAGAAATGGGCAAAACGATATTAGAACTTTTTCAGACCCAACCACTAAACCAAGGCCCATTTGTTGGGCAAACGGCTGAGGTTGCTTATGAAGTAAGAGATTTTAAGAAGGAGAACCCCATATCAGGTCCATCTCCATTATTGAACGCAACTGGATTTGCCGTAGCTAATATAGCAAGAAAAAACTTATCCAATAGATTAAATGAAACCCTATTAGAAGGTGAAACAACTGGTGTACGAGTAATCAGAGCCGCATCGGAAGCTGTAATATACGGAACTGAAATAGGTAGAATTACCCAAAGAACTACCAACATATTAGATGTGATGAAATCCGCATCTAATAATGGTGAAGCACCTAATCAAGGATTGATTGGAAATGCTATAAACCGATTGGAAAAAGCAGCAACTAATTTTGCATCTAAATTAGGTATAGAGTTTCCTGAAAAATTGATTCCAACGAGAATAGCAACTAATGGTAAATTTTTAAAAAGTGAAGAGCCAAATACTATGGCTGTTTTGGCTGAAATTAAAAAAGATGGTGCTGGTAATTTAGTTGGAAAATTTTTGGCTAAAAACGTAAAAGGAACTCCACAACAAATAAAAAACGCAGTTTTGGGTGATGTAGTTGATGGTGCAAAAAACGCTGTTAGAAAAAAACTATTTGGTTCAAGAACTGAAGCTGGGCAAAATCTGGCAAAAAAATCTGATAATGAAGTTCAATATAGTAGTAAAGAACCATACTCAAAAACAGTTGATGTCACCAATGATGATATAATTGGTAGAAACGATTTATCTTCCAAAGCTGAGGCAATTACTTTGTTAGATAATGCTGGTATAGTTGATAATAATAACAAAGTTGTAGATGGGAGATATAGTAGGGGTGAATTAAGTGGATTAAATCCTGAATCGGATGATGTATTTGATAGAAGGGATTTATCTACTCAATTGGAAATGGAAAGGGGATTATATGAAGCAAATATTGATGCTGGACTTCCTATTTTAACAGTCCCAACTTTCCCTAACCGAAATAACCGAAACAAATACTTCTATACTGATGATAAGCAACAAAGATATGCATACAAAGGTATCAGTAATTTTAGTGATGATAACATTAGAGATGTTGTAATAACTGGTGAAAAGAGGGGAATAAATTATGGGGCTGATGCAATCAACAAATATAGTGTTGGTGTAACCGATTCAACTGAAAAAATTGATTTTGTTACATTAAAGTTTGATAAAACTCAATTCAGAGCAACCATTACAGGTCTAAACGAAAACTACTCTCCATCTTGGGATTCAAATAAATTTATTGGTTCACCATTTAATTACTACACATACACTGGAATTGAACGAAGTGTGACTTTTAACTTTAAGGTATTTTCACTAAACATAGATGAGCACAATAAAGCTTGGAACAAAATACAATCTTTGGCTAAGAAAACATATCCAAAGGGATATACATCATATGGTGTGGTTGCACCAATAATTGACTTTACAATGACGGATTTATATAAATCTAAAAAGTCATTTATTGAATCACTATCATTTACAATTGATGATTCGTATCCTTGGGAAGTTTATTTGGAAGGAATGAGATTACCTCATATTATTGATGTAGCAATTACATTGAAGTTTATTGAACAAAGAGGTGATGAAGATAAACTTTATGATTTTGAAAATGCTGCTTTGGAAAGAGTTAAAAGACCTGCTAAAACAAGTCAACAAAAAATTCAAGATAAGGCAACTTTATCTAATGCTGAAATTGAAGATGGGTTTAGAAAAGATGTTAATGGACTTCCACCAATTCCACCAACCGAAGAGGTTAATACTGATGATGGTGAAGATTTTGTTCCATTGATGGCATCTACAACTGTATTACCTCCAAAACCAATTGGAAATATTCCACCAGCAACTATGCCTGCTGGAAATGTTCAAAGAACTCCTACTTTACCACCACTTCAAAACGATGATGAGGGTAAGGCTGCACTAGCTGAAAAATCAGGCAAAAACTCTGCAAAAGTTAGAAGATTAGAAAATTCACTTAGTAATTCAAATGATTCTTTGAGTGGTGGTAGTAATGAACGAAGAATTAATAGACAAGCAGAAAGGGATAGAAGAGAAAGAGGCCAATTTAACCAAACTATTAGTGAAAATAGAAATACTGCTTGGTATTTATTAAGGGGACAGGGACGTTCTCAAAGTATTGGAGCTGCAAATAGAAGAGGAGATTCTAATCAATTTTTAAGAACTGGCGGAAGAAGCCGTAGATTCTAATTAAATTAATATAAAATGGTAAGTAGGTATAGAAATATTGAAACTAAAAAGACGGTAGACGGAAGAACAGTTTATAGAACTTCATTACTACCCAATATTCCTCTTTCCGATGATGATATTTATGTAGCAACGGAAACTGGAGATAGATTAGATACTCTTGCTTTCCAGTTCTATGGTAATTCTTCACTTTGGTGGATTATAGCATCTGCTAACAACATTCACAATGCCGTTTTTGGATTTGAAGATGGGACAGTGTTAAGAATACCTGCAAATTATCTTGATGTGATAAATCAAATATAAAAATGAGTTATGAATATATTTCCTGCTTTTTCAAATATTCATCCATATGTAACTAGCAAAATAAATTCAAGGTTTGAAAACTTAATTCAAACTTCTGGATTAAATGCTTGGGTTAGTATTGCATCTGCCAAATCTCCTGGTCTGGCTTTGTATTCAAATAGAGATGGTGGATTCGCTTCACACTATGGTTCACAAACTACTGCTGGTATAACAGGTGAAACTTGGGGTGGTGGTGATGTTGGTGGCGGTGATGAAGGATACAAACCATCACCATATGTATCAGCTATGGAAATTGAAGAAAATGTTGGTTCAATATCCAGAAAAGCATCATTTACAATTGTAGCTCATACTCAACAACAATGTAATGTATTAATTAATCACTTTTTGGAACCTGGTTACACTGTGTTCCTACAATGGGGATGGAATACTCCATTAGCAAATGGAAAATTGTTAAAACCCGGAGATGGTTTAAGTGCTGATAGTGTAGCTAATTATGCTGATTTTGCAAATACATCAACCGCAAGAAGTGCAACTGATGGTGAATATGATAACTATTTAGGATTTATAACTGGTGGTGGTGTTAGTAGAGTTGGTGATAAATGGGAAATTAATGTAAAATTAACTGGATTTACCGAACTACCTGCTTACTTAAACGCAGCGGATACTGCAACAAAAGATTCGGCTGTTGCAGAAAGAGGTGGTAAGTATTTTCCACAATCTCAAATTGAAAATGAAACATCATTGGATAAGAAACGATTTATGATGATGTTTAATGAACTACCATCAAACCGAAGAACAAACGAAGTAGCAAAAAGGTTGTTGGAAGAACCTTATATGTTAGATGCTAAAAACTACATAAATTTTGATATGTCAGTTGTGGAAGAATTGACAAATAAAACCGCAGGTAGTTGGTTAGCTCAAGGTTTATCATTTTTAGGAATTGAAACCGATACATCCGCAAATGTAGATGGAAAAGAAGTTGATTTAGTTGCTGGAACTAAATTAGTTCATGAAGAAAAATTTATCCGATTTGGTGCCCTTATGAAAATATTCAATTCATTGGGAGCTGAAGGTTATAAGTTAAAAAATGGAAAAATAATAAAATTTAGTGTAGATACTGAAGATGTTGCAATATCAGCATTTGAAAGAATGTTCTCATTGGATAGAACTAAATTATTTATTCCAAATTCAAGAACTCCAAATTTTTCAATATCATTTGCATTAGAAAACACAACACCACAAACTGATTTTAGAAAAAATAAAGATAATACTGTTTACTATAATGGTGGTGAAGTTAGATTCCCAAAGAGAACATCATTGGTATATAAAGATAATGAATCTGGGGTTAGTGAGGGTATTAGTAGAGCAGCTGGAGAATGGGGATATTTAGATGATTTGTACATTAATTTTGATTTTGCAAAATCAATTATAGAAACTAAAAACTTTTCCATAAAAGATGCTATGTATCAGTTACTAAATGGAATATCGGCAGCCGCAGGTGGACAATGGGACTTTCAATTGCAAGAAAGTAATAAAAATGGAAATCTACAATTAAGGGTTGAGGATTTTAATATGGTGACCACTGGAAATAAACCATCGGTATCCGCTGTATTTAACATATCTGGAACTCAATCACCATTTATTGATAACTCTTTGGATTTGGATATTGGTGGTGCTAAAATGAACCAAATAATTGGTGAACGATTAAGTGCTAAATTAAACTCATCATCTGGTGTATCTGAATCGGGTAACATTGGAACTGATGGCGTTGATATGGTAATGGTAGAAGTTTCGGCAAGACAACCAGCCGAAGAAACAACAGGAACTCCACAAACTGATTCTGCTGTAGAATCTAATCCGGATGAAGAAGAAGAATTAAGAAAGAAAAACTTTGACTTATTTATGGAGAAAGTTGGAATTTATCCAAAAGTTGAATTAACGAAAGATAATATAGATTCTAGTGTAGATTTTGATGAGTTGGTTTATATTGGTGCATTAAATGATTTGGAAGTTTTTGAAACTCAAAAATTGACAGAAGAAAAAAGAACTGATAAGCAAGGTGTTGGTGCACTTACAAATATTAAATTTTCATTTAGTGTGCATGGTGTAAGTGGTATTAAGAGAGGTGATAAGTTTAGAATTAATGGACTACCATCTGAATATTCAAATAAAGGATTTTTTCAGGTTATGGATGTAAAACATACTATTGATGGAATGTTGTGGAAAACCGAAGTAACTGGTGGTTGGAGGCCATTTAGAGTATGAGTATAGAAAGATACAACCGATTAAAAGTGTTGGATAGAAGTTTTGTTCCTGTTAAAACAAAAACATTTATTCCATCTCCAACTGATGATGATTACAAAAGAGGATACATCACACGATACTTTGTTCAAAAGACAAACGATAAGAACGCTCCTATAATTGAAGTTAATTCAAAAGGATACTCAAATTATAATAATAATCCATTTTATACCACATCATCTTTGGATTGGGTTGTTGTAGGTGAGGTTAGTTTAGTTGAAGAATCAAATTTAAAATCTATTAGATTTGCATCTCAAAAGTTAAAAGCACTTACATTCTATCTACAAAATTTGACTCAATTCCTAAAAAAATAATTTGGTAGTTCCAAATATTTATCGTATATTTGTGGAGTTCTTTGAATTATGGGGTAGACATGGAATTGATTGGCAGTTGCATGATAATGAGTGATACAAGTAGGGTTAGATGGAAATCCTTAAAAACCTATCAAAACAACAAACGGCAGAGAAATCTCCACTTTCACCTTTGAGGATGCTATGGCATTCGTAGGTGCTGAAGAATACGCCTTAGCAGCGTAACTTCTCCCCGCACTCATCGTGGGGTGTTAACAAGAATGAGAACTATGGGTGGAAAACCAACTGAACCCTAAAACCGAGTTGGGACATTGATGATACTACAATGTAAAGGAGTATCTATTTTGTCCGTTAAGAAAAATGGACTAAACTTGTGAGGGAGCTGTTTGATTGGCTGAGCAAGACGTGGGTTCGACTCCCACCTACTCCACAAATTTGGATATGTTAAATATTTTTCGTATCTTTGTAAAATGGTTATAGTAGAATCCGATAAAGAGGTTGGAGAATTCCTCCAGCTATGGAACACCGAATCATCGGTTGTAATACCCATTTGGGTTGATTTGGATAAACACCCACTAAACAACGAATTGGCGTTCTTATACGTTAAATTTGGGGGTAGTGAGTATGTTA